AGGAAAGTGGTGGGATTCCCTACATTGGGACAGACTACATTTTTCTATTTTAATCAATATCAATCAATCAGACAAATGGGATTTCCAGCAGACATGAATAATCTCACTTCAGGATTCCAGGCAGCCATTGCAGGATCATTGATCACTTTGCAATGGGAAGGCAGGGTCAGATATGAGGACACTCTTCCAGTGAATGGATCCAATGTGTTTGTGGCCAACAATGCCACACCATTCAACAGACTTCCTGCAGGATCTTTGGGCAATACCTTTGTGACAACCCAAAATATGACCTTTGACTGGGGTGACAAAGACATCTTTTTTGAGTATGTCTTCCAATTTGACATCTCCAGTTTATTCACTCAACCATGTGTGGTCAATCAGATCATCATTGGAAAAATACATCCATCAGATTATGAAACAAATCCACTCCCATCAACATCATGGTTGAGACCATTGCAGATTCAGGGAGTGAAAGGATCTAATCCACCAGAGGCATTTGCAGGACCATTCTGTCCAGGGACCTATGACTATTTACTTTGCACCATGGACACAAATGGAACATTGAATCCAATGGTAGGGACTATCATTGCTTTCCTGGATCCATTCCCCTATGGAATCAACAATCTTTTGGAAGATAATGGTGTCAATGCATCATCAACTGGATTCATTCAACTGGATGCAGTCCAGATCTATGATGTGGATCCTAACTTCTCCAATGGACCAACAACATTCAAAGTGGATGTCACATCTTTGCCAGTGGGCAAATATCAAATCTGTGGTCTATTCATGAAAAAACCTTAAACTGATGGCCTACTTCTCATCATACCAAGATGGAGCAAACATCTTCTGTGACAACACACCAACCTGTGAGGTCTCATCCTGCCTGGACAGAATAGTCTGCAGTGAATTTGAGATCATTCAATGTGGGGTCCCAGGTGACCCAAACAATCCATGTGGACTGGCAGTGGTCAACAATGGACTACTTCTTTGTGATTGTGATCAGACATGGAATTGTGGATCATGTGGCAATGATCTTTTATTTTATAACATCATTAATCTCTCTGATGATCTAATATTCCAATTCCAACAAATTGATAGTTTGAATGGTCAGGATCCCAATGTCCCACCAGTATTTGGGTGGGACCCATTTGGTTTGGTGGATGCCTACATCCATGATTGTTGTAGTGGAGATTTCCTATTGGATGGACTTGGGAATCCGATCTCATTGACAATGTATTCCACAGAGTATTTTGTTGGAATGTTTCCTGTCTATGACTACAAAGGTGATGTCACCTGGAGAAATATTCAACAGATTAGAGTCGATGATCTATTGAATCTCCAGTCAGATCTATTGACTCAATTCCCAAATAGTGGTGGATGCTTTTATTTGTCATTTAGTTTCTATCCAAGTGATATTGATCAAACTTATTCCCTTTGTACGGAGCCATACAAGTTTGAGCAATGCACAGAAAAAAATGACACCATTCTACTGGAAGGAAATTTTGGTGAATTTGATTGTTTTGGATATTACTATGGATCAAATCCAGATGACGTGGTGGTCCTGGGGAATTTTTTCCCATTTGTCAATCAATATAGGGTCAAAGGATCTTTTGAGATGCAGTCATTTGAGATCATCAAAGATTTTGTGGGGACCACATTGAAGACAACATCCTCCACCATGACAGAGAAATGGTTGATGAGAACATATCATGTCCCACAAAGGGTGGCCAAAATAATTGCAAACATCTGCAATGGATCCAGAGTCTATGTCAACTCCTATGAGATTGTGGTGGATGGAGATATTGCAAAAAACAATGAGGTGGGTGATCAATGGTGGATTGATGTTGCCATGAGAAGAGTGGATTGTTCAAAAACATATTCCTGTAACTATTAAAAATCAAAAAGATGTTTGAAATTGAAATTCTCAACCAGAATTTAGGTAAAATAAAAAGACCAAAACACTTTGACCAATGGGTGAGAGTGAGAGACACCATGTTTGTCCATACCAGAGGCAAAAGTCCTGGATTGATCCTCACATCCAGAAGACCAAATGAGGATCCAGAAATTCAAAAATACAGACTATCCATCTATGAACCCATCACCAAAGGGTCCATGAACAGGGCCATTGATAAACTATATAGAATCTTTGGATCTGCCAACTTCTCAATTCAGGTAAGTGAGGAACTCTCATCCTATTTGGATCAAAAAAAATTCAGTGGTCAATTTTTTTATTCATATATTCAAAAATATGTAGTCAGGAGAATGATTGAGGATCCCAATGGATTTTTGGTCTGGATCCCAGAAGGTGAAGGAATGGTGGATTCATCTCAAAAAGTGGAGGTCAAACCTATCATTGTGAACTCTGATGAGATCTACTATTTGTCTGATGATGCCATCACCTGGGAGGCAGAGGATGAACATTCAATGATCAGAGAATATGGAAGACTGGTGGAGAAGGGTGAGGTCTACTACACCCTGACAAAAACAGAATTTTGGAGACATGAACAGATTGGAACAAAATCTGATAAAAGTTTTAAACTCACCCTGGTCTACACTCATAACATAGGTTCTCTCCCTGCAATAGTGATGGGTGGTGACTACACTGATGATGGATATTTTGACTCATATTTTTCTGCCTTTGTCCCTTTTGGCAATGAGGCCATCAGACAATATAGTGATTGGCAGGGAGTGATGACCACATCATGTTTCCCCTACAGAGAGGAACAGGCAGAGTCATGCTCTGCACCTGGATGCAGGGATGGTTTTTGTTGGAATTCAGATAGTGAGGAGAATGTGGCCTGTAGAATATGCAAAGGAACAGGAAGAGTGATCACCAGATCACCCTTTGGAGTATTTTTGAGGGAGAAGGGGAACTCCATTTTGGATGGTGGGCAGTCTGGACCATCAGATCCCATGATCAGATTCATTGGACCACCAGTGGATGTGATTCAATATTCTGGCAATGCCTGGGAGACTCTTCTCAAAAAGGCAGAGGAGGCACTCCATCTCAACACCATTGATGAGTCACAGAGTGGAACTGCAAAGATGATTGACAGAGAGGACTCATTCATGGTCCTAACAAAAATCTCCAACAACATCTTTGATGAGATCATTTACAAATCACTTCAATTCATTGAAAAATATAGGAATGTGAGTGATCCAATGGATCCATTGATCATCAAACCTATCTCATTTTCCATGAAGACAGAAGAGGATTTGATTAATGAGATCAACCAACTGACTGACAAAAATGCCCCAGTGGCCTTTTTGGTAGAGACAACTAAGGATCTGGCAAAAAAGAGATTTAGTGGAAATAAGTCCATCTCCAGGATGGTGGAGATACTGGTGTCATACGATCCCATTTATCACATCAACTCAAAAGATAAGCAGGTACTTTTGGCCTCTGGCATTATCAAAAAAGATGATATTATAAAATCCCTTTTTGCCTACAAAATACTCATGAAATTGGTCACTGACAAAGGGAACACCTATTTGGAGAATCAACTTTCCACCATCTTTGCAGATCTGGACAGAGAACTTCAACCCATCGTCAACTCCTATGTTGGTGGTAATGTGATAGAACTGGCCCCTATAATCTAAAAAATTGGAGACATTCTCAACAGACATCCAGAGTCTGATCAATAAAAAGATCAAACTTATAAGTGGAGCAGACAAATCACTCTTCCAGAATTTCTCACAAATTGAAAAAAACATTGTGGATGGGGTGATGAAGCAGGTCAAAAAGATGAACATCAAAGATGGAGTGATCCTTTTTGATGATAAAAACATCTCAATGGTCAATGCCATCAACAAAGTCATTGCAGATGCCATCCAGGATTCATCCTATCCAAAAAATGTAAAGAACTACATCTCATCCTTTGACACCATCAAAGAGATGAATGTGGACATCCACAAAGATGTCAATGATCTGGATCCTGCAGAGATTGCAGAAAAACTCAACAACGTGCAGAAGACCAATGTGAACAATGTTTTGGACAACCTGGTCAGAAATGGGATGGAACAGGGATTTGTGGAACCAGTCAAACAGGGTATATTCAAAAATATTGTTGGAGGAATGAACCTGGAGGAATTTCAAAACTACCTGGAGACAACCATCCTATCTGATCCACTTAAACAGGGTCAATTCAAAAGATATGTGACTCAAATCTCCAGGGATGCCCTCAACCAATATGATGGGCAGATCAACCAACTAATTGCCCAGGATCTGGGACTGGATGCCTACAGATATGTGGGAAGTTTGATTGATGATTCCAGACCCCAATGCAGAAGATGGGTGGGCAAAGAGATCCTCCTAAAAGATGAACTTTCTAATGAGATCACCTGGGCCTTCAACAATGGATCTGGTATGATTCCAGGAACCAACACAGACAACTTTGCAACCTACAGGGGTGGATATTCCTGTAGACATTCAGCCATCCCATTCAAAATGACCAAAAGGGAGAGGGAGGAATATGATAAAATGGTGGCAGGTCAAATCATAGAGGAGGAGACTGCAGTGGATCAACAGATCAAAGAGATCAAAAATGATGTCCAGATCACTGCAAAAGAGAGGGCAAAGGCATTGGGGAACCAGGAACTGGATCAGTCTCTGTTCATCTCATCTCAATCCAAACAGGTCAATGATTCCTATAATTTAGTTATGGAAGGATCAGATGGGGCCAATGAAGTGGCCAACAAAAAAAACACCTTGGTGACTTTAAAAAATGATGCGGAGAATAGATCTGAATTGGCATCTCAAAAAACACTCAATGGAACAAAAAATCAGGGAAGATATTTGCCAAAAATTGACAAAAACACAAATGGTCATTGTGCAGTCAATGGAAGATATATGCAAATAATGTGGAAAGAGGGTTATGTTTGCGAATTCAAACCCATTCAAATGGACACTGAATTTGACAGACTGATTCAAATGGAGAAGGATGGCAAAGTCAGAATCATGAGTGACATGAAAGGAGACAATAATACACAGAGAATCATTGCAGTGATAGAACCAAAGACTGGAAATGTTTTGGCATCAATCTCAAAAAAAGCCCAAACATTCAAATGGTGGTCTATGTCTTCTGCAGGAGTGGCCAATAGGGGAGTGAGAAACATTGCACCCACCATCACCCATGAGAGTGGTCATCTCATTCAATTTGACAAAGATCCAGAGGTCTTATTTAGTGGAAATAACATGGGAGGATCTATGAGAAAATATCAATTGACCCTCAAAGATTCTCCAACAGAATATGGTGAGGCCAACAAAAAAGAATTTTTCACAGAGGCATACACCTTTTATACCTATGACAGAAAGGGACTTAAAACAAATCATCCCAAAGTCTTTGCCTGGTTTGAGGACTATGCCCAGTCAATAGGAATTAAACTTGATACCATAATAGAAACAAAATGAGAATAGACCAAATTCAATCCCTGTCTGAATTGACAGAACAGGCAGTACAGATTGGTGACATGGAGTCACTGGTGAACATCTACAAAATCATCCTACAGGCAGAGATTGACAATCCATTTATCAATCCAGAAGGATCAGAATGGTTTTGGGTCCAGGTCCCACCTGATATGTGGGAGGGAATACAAAAACAGGCAGAAAATATTTAAACTATAAACTTAAAAAAAACTATGACAACATTCAATCAGTATGTTAGTGTGATGAACACAAAAAATGGGAAAGTCTGTAAGATGACCCATATTGCAGTGAACATCCTCAAAAAACAAAAAAAATGGATCAACCTGGAAATCCTGGAGACTCCTCCACCTATAATCCAGAACACACCTATCAAAGGCAAATTCAAAAAACAACCAGAATCAACAGAAACAACAACTCAAAACACAACAGAAGATGAAAAACTTTGAAACATTCCTCAAAAAAATTGGTGTCAAATCTGACATGATTATCAAACTATCCAGTGATGAAGACATCCAAGTGGATGAACTGGCAAAATCCTGGAAGGACTCATGGAAGGAAGTCCTATCAAATGATCCAGAATTCATTCAACCCATCAAAGATGAGATCAAAGGGACAGAACTCTCCAAAATGGAACACAAAATCAAAAAGACATTTGGTCTGACTTCAGAAGAGATCAAAGACAAAAAGTTTGAGGAGATCCTGGCACTGGCCCAGGATAAATCAAAGACCACATCATCTTCCACTTCAGATGAACTCCAGACAAAAGTGATGGAACTGACCAGGGAAAATAAAAAATTAATGGAGGAAGTCATTCCACAAAAGGAACAGGAGGCCAAAGATGTCCTAAAAAGTTACAAAAAAGACATTGCCATCAAATCCATCCTTGGATCAAAATCATTGATTGTGAAACCAGAGGTGGTCTATCCTGCCATCCAGAGTCATCTGAATTCCTTTTATGATATTGACATGAATGATGATGGATCTTTCATAGTCAAAACAAAGGCAGGACTGAACCCACTCAACCAGGATGGGACAAAGGTGATGTCATTTGAGGAGATTCTGGAGACCCAATTGAGAGATCTCAATGTGATCAAACAATCCAATGGAACACCAGATCCAACACCAAACAGGGCGAGAACACAGACTCTCCAGGCAGAGGGAGGTGAGGCCAAATTCCATCTTCCAGGTCTGAAGGCAGCGCAGGAAAATGTTGATAAAATGTCCCAGATGAGAACATTTGGTAAATAATTTTACTATATTTGGAACCTGGGTCCTGGTCAGACCAAAAATGACCACCTGTGGAATGTGATCCAAAAATCACAACAGGGGATTCAGCCAACCCAAAAATGGCATCATCAAAACCAGTAATGGTGGAGAATGATTCTGTTTTCGGGTTTTTTTTTTGGTCCCAAACCAATTCAAAATTCACTAACATTCTAACTTAAAAAACTGCTAAAAAAATGGCATACACACAAGGCCTTTGTAGTAAACTACAGGCCAACCTTAATGATATTGCAGGGATGAACTCTCCCTCCTTAAAAAGACAAAAAGTAGGGTACACTGATGCACTCATGTCCGAGATCAACAGATCACAGATGATGGCACAAATAGTACCAACTAATGGAAAATTCCGACAAGTGCAGGTGAACTGGGTGGCCCAGGCTTGTGATGATGTTGTATTGGATGATTGTGTGTTGAACTGCACACCAGAAATCAATCCTGCACCAAAAGAGACAATCATCTCTGAATTCAATTGCCTAAAGTACAAAATGGGATTTGATGAAATGGAGATGAGAAAACTATGTGAGGCAGACAATTTATGGGTGGGTCAAAACATTATGAATGCAATGAATGCAATCAATGTCTCTTTAGAGAAGGCACTTTTGGCAGGACAGGCATTGAACTATGGATCTGATGCATCAGGAGTCACTTCTCACCCTGTACCATTGTTTACATCAACTGGATCACCAAATCCAATGGCATGGGCCTATGTGAAACACATCTATGAAGAGATGGGAGCCATGGGAACACCATTGTTGGTTGGTGGTGGAAACTTTGACCTATTTGCAAAGGCACAACAAATTGCCTGTTGCAATTCTGGTGGAATGGATCTATCACGAATGACTGGTGATGCGTATTTCTATCATTCACCATCTGCATCAACTTTGTGGGGATCCACCATGTTTGCTGCTATTGCACCAGGATCTGTTCAGTTAATTACATGGAACAAATATGTGGGTGACTATGCAAAAAGAAATGACTCATTTGAACATGGAACCATTGTTGATCCATTCACTGGATTGGTCTATGACTTAAAAACAAGTTATGATGATTGCACTGAAAAATGGTTTGTTGAACTTAGTTTGAATTACAATCAATTCTTTGTGCCACAAAATTCATCATGTGCAGATGCAGACATCAATGGAACTCTATCTTTTGAAGATTGCAGCACTGACCAAGGAATTGTTTGTCCAGGTTAATTAATTAATAAAAAAAAAGGAGGAAAAATATCATGGCAATATGCAACACATTATGTGCCCCAGATCTACCAGAATCATACACTGGAGGATGTGGCATCACTACCAGACCAGGTGGAATAAAACAAATAATCTTCATCAAATGTGATGAAACATGGGACTGGACTCTTCGGTCTGCCTGGATCACTGCAGTCGCTGCAAACAATGCAGTCTTCTCTGGATTGATTTTGGGTCAAAAACCAAAAGGATCATTCACCAAAAAAAGGGTGGCATCATGTCAACCAGAATCAGTGGTTGGTGGTGAGAAGACTCTCACATTCCAGGACTACAACACAGATTCAACACCTGGTGGTTGTGCAGTTTATGACTTTTGGAATACATTCCAGAGTCAGTCATCTAATTACAAAATGGGATATTATTCCTGTGATGGTTATTTCTATGGCCCCATCAACGATTTCACTATTGAAATTGATGAGGTGATTGAAGACAACAACACAGGGTCAACCTATCTTGATGGGTCACTGGCATGGAACTCAATCACAATGATCTGCCCAGTGGTGGTGGATTTGGATGGTTTGTAGTCCACTGACTAACTCGTTTAAATATTAAAGGGACCCAGGATTTGATTCTTTGGGTCCCTTTATTATTTTTGATAAAATTTAAACAATAAAATCATGATAAACGAAAAACCAAAACTGGAAAATATCAACCCAGTGGTCATTGCTGCAGTGGATGCCATTCACTATGGAATAGGGAGATCCTATGACATCACCATTTTGGTGGGACAGGTAGATGATGACACATGGCCCATCTATTCAATGCAGGGAAGAGACACAAAAGGACTCAATCAGGTAAGGAAAAAAATGGGACTTTTTACCCTGGCAGAAAATGAATCAATCTCTGTAGTCCAGGAATCCTGGAAAGAGACACTCTGCAATGGTGAATCTGTTGTTCTACTTTTTAATAAGTATGCCTATAGGTATAAAGAAAACAAAGAGATTCAGGGAATGTTCAATTGGTTGAAAGAGACCTATCCCAATATCATTGTGGAAAAATGTGAGAATCCAAAATATGACACTTTTTTGATCAGTGGAACATTCACACAAGGAATGGAGATCCCATCACCATCACCAATGGTGGAGGAACCATACAACCCACCATTTCCAGAACTGACTGAAGATCCAGAGTCATGAGTAAAATATTCACCTATCTGATCATCCATTGCACTGCCACTCCAGAAGGGAGGCAAGTGACACCACAGACTATCAGAAAGTGGCACACTGCACCAAAACCATTGGGCAGAGGATGGAAGCAGGTAGGATATTCAGATGTCATCCTTTTGGATGGATCCAGACACAAATTTGTCAAACACAACTTCGACAAATGGATTGATGGTGAAGAGATCACCAATGGGGTGGCAGGAATGAATTCCATCTCCAGGCATCTCTGTTATGTTGGAGGACTGGCACAGGATAAAAAGACTGCAAAAAATACATTGACAGATGCCCAAAATGCAACAATGTCAACTATCATTGCAGAGGTTCTATCCTACAATCCAGATGTGATCATTGCAGGTCACAATCAATTTGACAATAAATCCTGCCCATCATTCTTTGTCCCAGACTACCTGGTCAACAAATGCCTGGTCAAAATATCTGATAAAAATATCTACAAAATAGATCCATTTAACTATGCTCCCAAATTGTCTCAATGACTTCATTGGAGTGAGATGTCTCACCCAAAGTCCAAAATCAGGATTCTACATCAATGATCTGGAAGGACTGAATCTTCGATATGCTGCAGACATAGTGGATTCAGACCATGTCTCTGGACTTGAATTTCTCAAATCCAAAATCTATTTTGCCACCAGTCTGGTCCTGGCAGATTTGACAACCTATGCCCTGCCATACTTCAGAATGAAGTCCATCTTGGATGAGATCCTCGTAGGTGACTGGGGAACTAACAATCTTCCTCCATCAGCATTGGATAGAGGCATGGAATTGAAAATTAAACAATCCAGACTTTTGAAAATCAGAGTCAATTCCATAAAAATAAAAATCCAACAGGTAAACTTTGCCCATTCTGTGGAGATCACTGATGGAGTCAACACCTATTCCTGGCCATTCACTACTGATGCCAATGGAGATGCAGAAATCTTCCCAGACTTCCTCTCTTCATCTGCCTCCATCTATGTGACAATGGATGATACTGCTATCAATGTCAACAACACAAAAGTCAAACCTGGATGCAACTGCACCACCAGAAATTCACAATACATTGTGGCCACTGGATGGAATGGATCATCCTATTCAAATACAACCTATGGACTCATGGTCCAGGCAAATGCAGAATGTTCACAGAATGAACTTGGTTGCATCCTTGCCCACAAACTGGTCTTCCCTATACTTTACAAATCTGGAATTGAAGTGGTGAAGGAATCACTGACCACAGATAGACTGAATTCTATCACCTTGTTAGATTCAGAAAAGGGGGCTTTTTTACTGGAGGAATTCACCAGTCAGTATGAAAAACACATGAAAACTCTCATTGCATCTTTGCCCACTCTGTTGCAGAAGGTGGATGATTGTTGTATCACTTGCAATCAGTCCAGATATGTGCAGGGACTACCATAAAAAAACCAAAAAACAAAAATCATGATTAAAGATCTCAACATTTACATGGCATGTGGATCCTGTGGAGGATCCAAACCCAGACCTGTATCGCCACAAAAACCAATTAGACCAATAAAACCAAAAAGATGAAAATGTATGCAGTGAGTGAGTCTAAAGAGATATTAAATTCTGTCCTCTCTCTGAATCTTAAAAATGAATTCCTACTAATGTTCACAATGGGAGGATTCACCCTTGGGTCAATGTCTTCATTTGTGGTGGACTGGATCTATGACCCTGCCGTTTCCTTCTATGCCCTTATTCTGTTGATCATAGCAGATCACATCAGTGGGATGTATTTGGCGTGGAAAAGAAATGCCTTTGAGACCAGGAAGTCAATCAGGATCCTGTGGACCCTGTTGTCCCACACTGCCTTGTTGGCCTTTGCAAACTCTTTGTCAAAAGGATCAGTTGTTTTATCCTGGATGAATGAGGGAGTCTTTGTCCCACTGGTGATGGTGAACCTGGTGTCACTGATCAAAAATTTGTCTTTGTTGGGTCTGATAAAAAAGGACTTTGCAGGAATATTCTACAAAAAAATAGATGTCTACAAAAATGAGACTCAAAAAAATGCTCCTCCTTCTGGCAATAGGACTCCAAATGATGGTTGTTAATGGTTGTATCAATGCAGAGAGATGTGCAGAGAGATTCCCAGGATCAACCAATATGGTGACCACTTTCATAGACACTACTATCATCACATCCATCAGATCATTTGACACCATTGTGTCTGTGATGAACATGGACACAATCTTTATTTTGGACAAAAAAACTGATGTCCAGATAAAAATAGTTAGACTCCCAGGAGATTCAATCTGGGTGGAACCACTCTGTCCATCAGACACCATCACCATTGAGAAGATCAGAACAGAGACCACCATTGAGAGAATTCAGACCCTTGCAAAAAAAAAGGAGATCTATTGGACATTGGCATTCATCATTGTGGCAATCTTTGCCCTGGGCTATTTGATACAATCATTAAAAAAATGACATGACATTTGACCAGGCTGCAAAATTATTAAAGAATATCACTATCTCTTTGAATCAACAAAGTGGTGACATTCTTTTGGCAGCAGCCAAAAACCTTGAGGGCAGATACAAACAGAGGATATTCAACAAGGGTCTGAATTCAGAAGATAAGTTGATCTCATCTGACTACTCATCCCAGTGGGCCAGAATCAGAAAAATTGGAAGGCCAGTGAAGGGGACAAAAGGGGCACAGAGAAAATCACCCAGAGGACTACAGACTGGATATGTTGACCTATCATTCACTGGATCATTGATGGGATCCATCAAAGTCCTCAAATCTGGTGATTCAGTGGTTTTGGCAATTGACAATGATACAGACTACCAGAAGGCAATAGGCAATGAGATCATCCAGGGCAAAAAAAAGGGTGGAGGACAGATGGAGATTTTTGAACCAACAAAAAAGGAAGAGATTGCAACTCAAAATTATATTGATGACCTGGTCACAGAAAAAATAGATAAGATACTCTCACAATTTATTTGACAACTATGAACACACAAATCCATGACTTTTTAGAGATGATCTGCAATGAGATCATCAGATATGTCCCAGAATTTAACAAGTCCATTTTTTTGGCCAGAATTGATGATGAGGGCAGAATCCTAATGCAAACATCACCAACATCCAATGAATTCAAATGGGCAGGAATCTCTGACACAGAGAGTGACTACTTCTACATCAGACACAGGGATGGTGGGGAGATCTTTTTTGAGGAGTCAGCAAATGGGAAAAATTTCACCTGTAACCACAAAAGGATGTTGACCAGGTATGAATTGAGACTGGTGGCCTGTGGCAAAGGCCTGGATCCATACAACCTGGAGGAGAGAATCAGATTGGGACTCATGTCCTGCAGGATTCCAGATCAACCAGACATCAAAGGCATCCAGATGATTCCCAGAAGGAGTCAGATTGATTCCATTCAGGTGATGAAAGATGAGGTCCCAAAACCAAAACAATTTGACAAAAATCTCATCTTTGTTGCAGTGGACTTTGATCTGACGTTTGAAAAATCTTATTTTTGATAAAATTTAAAAAATAAAATCATGAATTGCAATTGTTCAAAAGACCTTGGATGTTTTATGTCATGTGAGAATATTGATTTTGGATTTCAAAGTCCCTGGCCCAATGGAACACAGGTGACATTTGAGATCTGGGCAAATGGGGGATTTCTCACCCAGACATTCACTTTCAATTTAGCAGATCAGATCCTGATCCCCTATGTATTCAATGAGAATGGAGAGACCATGATCAAAATCCAGGTCCCTGCAGCCTACTCACTAACATACTTCACTCATGTCACTATTGATGGGGCCTGTATGTTTATGGCCAAAGGAATTCCAGGAATTTGTCAACCACTCACATCATGTCTATAAAAAAAGAAGACAAAGAGATCATCATTCCAACTATGCCCATTTTGATGTTGATCATTGGAATGGTCATAGGACTTTGCATGGGCA